TTACTCCTTGACGTACCAGTAGGGTTTATTTCCGGTGCGCCGTTCAAACTCTTTGGCGGCTTCAAAGTTAAGGGCTTCTTTGCCTGGGCTTTCCCACCCCAGGGCAGAATCATGTTTCTTGGACGACATGACGCCGTATCTGTGCAATCGATCATCGGAAAGCTCCTTGATGAAATCCCATCTTCCTTGGGTGTATTTGTTGCGTGATCTGCCGCCCATGGTTGGCGTACCTCGATGTGTGCAGCCGTCCCTTGCAAGAGAAGATGCAAGCCCGGCGGATAGAATACTGACGAAAAATCGGCCGCTGAGCTAGATGGCCGCTTACCCGATTTTTCGTTTCGGTAGCCCTGCGGTTGCCTGCGCTCTGGCGCAGAACAACAGACAACTGCAGCGCGTCATTCCGGCCGCCGCGTCGCGGCCGTGTTGCTGGGTGCGTCAGCTTTTGTTGTTGGTTGCAGCCGCTTTGCTGGCCAGTTGGTCCGCAAGGCTCTTGGGAATGATGGCGAACCAGTGGCCGGAATCGTGCTTGACCGGATAGGGAAACTTTTCCTTTGAATAGACCGTGGAGCCGAACAGGAAAAAGGTGCCGCGCTTGGAGGTGGCAAAGTCGAGCTTATACGGCACCTTCATTTCCTCGATCTTGTCGACGGTGAACACCGTGCCGGCGTCGTTGGTGGGTTTGAGGATCAGATCGAACGCGGCCAGGGTGTTGGCGAACGAATCGAGCAGCTTTTCGCGCGGGATGTTGTATTCGATCCAGGAAATGAGCTTCGTTTCCGTTCCGTTGAGGATGAAGCCCTTGCCGGTCTGGCTGGTCACGAACAAGGCCACCTCGGAGAGCGGCGAGTGGTCGAAGTCCAGCGACACCGGCCCGTCCTTCTTGACCACCGGTGCGGACGCTGTCGGGAGACTTGGCGGCTTGACCGCCTCGACTTTCGCCGGCTGCTGGGCGGTTGGCTTTTCTTTCTTCTCCTTGGTGCAGCTGAGCACCAGCGCGGAAGACAGGAGTATGGAAGCGAGGAGCAGGAACAGGGAAAAGGATTTGGTTTTCATGGGGTGCCTTTGCGGTTGGTGAACACGGTTTGGCCGTCGCGTTCTATGGGCGTGATGGCGTTCAGATGGGTGGCCGGGCCGGTTGCTTTTGTCGGGGATGATTTCGCGGCGGCGCCTTTGTTCTGGGCCTCATAATGGGCCATGACCTTGTCCGTCCCGAACAGGTCGCCGGTGCCGAGGCTTGATTTGAAGAAAATCATGTACAGGGTGAAGGCCAGCATGATCGGGATGGCAAAGAACACCGGGTGTTTGAGCACGTTGACGTGCTGCATGAAGCCGAGTTCCTTGATGTCCTTGGAGACGTAGGACTTGTAGCAATGGAAAATCGCGGAATGATAGGTGCGTTTGCTGGTTTTGAGCGGCTTGCCGTTGGTGTCGTCGCCGCCGTAGGAGTAGCAGAGGTATTGCTTTTGCACCAAGCCGCCGAAAAAGTTGACCTTGCGAAAAACATAGGTCCATTCCAGCAGCGAGCGAACCGCCGCGTCGACCCGTTCCATGCTCTGGGTGATCAGCACCACGTCAAAACCGTTGTGCCGGTGGGTTGAGGCCCAATAACCGAACTGTTTGTTTTCTTCCTTCTGCCAATCGCGGTTGGAAAACCATTTGTGGATTTCATCCAGGACCACAAGGCAACCGGGTTCAATGTGCATCCAGAAATTGAAGATCGGGTCTTTCTCATCAGGCGAGACGATAGGCCGCAGCAACCGGACCAAGGCTAGGTCAGACAGGCCGCAGACGACCTTGATCATCTCCTGACATTCCGGGTCAAAAATGCCGTCAATATTGGTGTAGACCACGCGGCCCATTCTCAGGTTGTCGAGGATCTTCTTGACCGCTTCGTAGGTCTTGCCCGAGCCGGGCGTGCCGGCAAATCCGATAATCATGGTTACACCCTGGTGAACACGGAGGGGATCAGGTTCAAGGTCAGGCGGATGATGTAGGCCGCGCCGAGGATCGTGAAGCACTGCGGCAGGCCAACCGCATTGATCAGCCAGACCAGTTGGGTCGGCAGATCGGACCAAGCGGCGGCATAGTTGAACACCACCGACGAGAGGTTGATTGCGCCCAGGACGGTTTCAACCACCAGGAACAGCCCGTCGAGCAGGGTGAAAACCACGAACTGGAGCAGCAGAATCACGCCGTCGAGAATCCAGGAAAAGCCGGTTTCGACCCAGCCCCAGAACGTGGTCAGCCATTTGATGATGACGCCGAAGCCGCTCATATTACCTCTTCATGATCACGGCCCGGATCGACAGGAAGCCGAACAGGGCCAGGAGAACGGTTTTAAGCACGGCAAGGCCGCCGCTCATGGTTTCGCTCAGGTCGATGCGGTGGGAACCGAAGATGCCGCCTTCAATCTCGAAGATTGGCGAGCCGCCGGCGGGTAGGGAGTTGAAAAAATCGTTGGAGAATGAGAACAGGCCTGAGGATTTGACGTTGTTGAGGAACTGCGTGAACCGGGCCGGTATGTCGAACTCGCCGGGGTTGTAGGGTTCTTCGAAGGCACTATCGGTAATCGGGCTGAAGGTCTCTTCGGTCTCTTTGGTGGCTTCTTCTTCCTGCGCCTTTGCAGCTTCAGCGGCGGCCCCGGCAACTTCATTGGAAATTTCAGTTGTGGTTGAAGTCGCGTTATTGGTGATAGTCTCGAGGGTTTTGTTGTAGACGTTGGTTGTATTTTGCGCGAAAAAATTTTGGATTTGCGTATTTGTAATAGGTTGCGGGCTGGAAGACGGAACAGTTTCAGGGGCGGAATCAGAAGAGGTTATTTTTTGATCAGCCGGCATATTCTTAACTGCTTCCTTAATGTCAGCAGACAAGGCTGAATCAGGAGAAGAAAGCGCAGTTTTGAGGCCAGAATAATCAATAGCGCCTGGATTCGGGGTAACCGGATCGCCAACGTTAATCGGCACACATGTGGTTGAGGTAACATTGTAATAAATGTCTCTGAATAGGCCATCAGGAAAACGGAACAGTCGCGAACGGTCAGAGTTCACATAATATTGACGGGACGAAGCATCGAGAAAATCAGAAATAGGATAATATCCATTGGATGCAGTGGGGGGATGATCCTTGTCGGTCGCAGTCCAATAGCTCCATGAAGTACCGGTCACTTTAACCAAACCATAAGGGGTCGAAATAATATCACCCGTAACCGGTTCGTCATAAATAGGACTTGAAGAATTATTTGCTATGAGTTGCTTAAAATTATCATACAAGCCAGAAGCTGAATTTTTTACAAAATCAACAATATCGCCAAGTTTAGCGCCGACACTCCCTTCAACCCCTACATATTGAGCGGCAGAGGCCGGATAGCTTTCAGGGCTGACAAAATTCGCTTTGAACGCCTGATAGGCCGGGACAAAGAGCGCGTCGGCAGCCGTGGCCACCGCATTAAACGCAGCATAGACCGGGTCTTTTCCGGTGCGTTCATAATAGGCAACGCCGGCAAGGCCAGCCGCACCAGAGACGAGCCCGGAAAGAGCGGCTGTAGAAGAGAGCGCCTCGGAGGCTACGAGGGTTTGCCCAACCTTGTTGCTGGAAAGAACCTTGAGTTGTGCTCGTGAAGATTTGTAATAGTCGTCAGCCGCCGCGCCGGTGACCGTGCTTTCTGAAACCGGCAGCACATTGGCGCGAAGAGACAAGGGCAGGAACAGGCTGCACAGGTAACAGCAGGTAATAAGAGGAGCGAATCGCTTCATTTCTCCTGATCCGTGTTCTTGGTTGCCTCTTGCTGCGTCTCTGTTTTCCGCTCCTCATTCCTGGCCACCTGCTGAAAGGCGTCGTCGCCGCACTGACAACGGAAATGCTCCTCATACGGTTGGAACTCTTGGCCGATGCATTGAAACTTGAACATTGAGCCGCGTTCGCTGCAGGACTTCTCGCAAACCGTGAGATATTGCCGGCAAGATTTTGCGTTGCGATGTCTGAGCGGCGCGTCAGTCGAGGAAACCCGAGGAACGACGTACCCTTTCGGGGTGTAGCCATAGCCCTTGCCAGAAGACTGATTCGGCCCTGGCGGCAAACCTTGGGCCGTTTCTTCGCCATGGGCTGTGCTCAGGTAGAAAGCGGCGCACAGGAAGGTCAGGTACAGGCCGAGGATGTAGAGAGTCATTTTCATAGCAAAATCCTTTTCAAGAGCCCAAGCAGGAAGCAGAGGCCAACAAAGGCGAGCAGCAAAATGTTTCTTCGAATCCGGGGAAAAGAAGGAATGGGGTTCATCGGGGGGCCTTCTTCAGTAAGTTGTTGATGACCAAGCCGCAGGCGATCAGCAAAGCGATGGACACAAACGGCGCGGCCAGATGGAAAAAATCAGCAAACAGCGCCGCAACGTCGAATCCTTTAGGCAAACGCATCATAATGAAACCTCGTTACCACTTGGTGTTTGCTGCAATCACAAAGGCGATCCCGGTCAAAGCGCCCAGGCCGAACGACATGATGTCGCCCAGCTGAACAACAATCGTGTTCAGGATCAGGGTCAGTTCTTCCGGCGTCATCCCAAATATCTCAGGTTGCGGACCATTGAGAACACGTAGCTGACGATCATGCCGGCGACCCAGCCGGCCATCACCAAGCCGACGCCCATACCGTAGGCTTCAAGATTGAGGGTCAT